CTGCTCTTTATTTTTCTAGCTCTTTTGAGACCTTTTCCGTGTTTTTTCCTCAGTAAGGATTACATAGGCGTTTCGGGTAAATGAAATGTTGAACACTCTTAATGGAGGTGTTTTTCCAGGTTATTCTGGTTTGTACAAGTTTATTGACACAATTTGTAATTTAGTTTAGTTTGTTATTTTGTTTCAGATGTATACATTCCACCTTCCGGGGACGCTCCGGATTAATAGAAAGCTTGCTGGGTGGATTGTCGTATATATCTTTGTGATTTAAATTTTGGCTTCAGGTGCATTAAAAGACCGGTTGGAATTTAATATAATAAATTATTAGTAAATTGTCTGAGTAAATCTTTGTTACGACAGTGCTTGCACGGTGACAAAGTCGGGGTGAGAAGAAAAAACGTTGATCGGGTGTGGGACGCACACCGATGCTAGCAATAGTTTCCCAAGTTAATCCATTCTCACTGAGCTACAGCTCAACCCTATTTAGGGTGGTTATGACAGTTATGTCATTTGGAATGTCCGCTTTTTCCTGTATCGAAAAAACAACAAAAAATTCAAGCTCTAGAATCTAAATTGAGCCAACTCGCGAGTAAGAAGCAGAAACAACTGATTGTTGTTAAATCCGCTCCTAGGAAGTCCCGCCCTTCCAATGCTAAACAACCTCATGCGTATTTAAAATTGTTGAAAAATCCTTTCGACAATGCTAGTTTTGGGGCTAAGGTTAGCGACCCTTATAGTTCCTATACAGATAGTTATAAGCTTCATGGAGAATTTAAAGTATATGCTCCTGTTAGTATCTCTACTGCCGCTTATGTCTTTAAGCCTAATCCATTTTTGTCTGTGATTGATGTTCAAAGTTGGTCTGGCGGTACTTCTACTAGTTCAGCTGCCGGTTGGACTCAAAATCCCAGTAATAGTTCTTTCTGGAGTTCAACTACACCAGCAGCCTTAGATAATGTGATGAGTAATTACCGTGTTGTTGCAATGGGTCTTCGTATCCGTTTAGAAATACCACAACAAGTTTGTACAGGTCGGATGATAGTTGCTCGAGCTCCTCGATGCCGTCCGGACCCACCGTATGCCATCACTTCAGCTCATACGTTGACATATGCCACACAGACTTCTGCCTATACTCCAATTACCACTTATCCAGTTAATCCGTTAGCTAATTCTCCTTTCTTGTTGGAAACTCCTGAGGCTGTAGAATTCTCAATGATCGATCTGATTGGTAACGATCTTACTATCATCAATCGGCCAAATTCTTATGAAGCCTTTAATTTTTGTGACATCCCACAACTTCCTATTGTTGATGCTAGTAGTGATACTATAGGTAATGATATTTTTATCACTGGCGCTGGTGTACCTCTTACGTCTTCTCGCGACGACAGTGGCAGTGGTTGGGACGACATTTATATTTATTTTGATGGTCTTCCAACTACAACCGTACCAGTTTGTAACATTGAGTATATCCTCCATTTGGAGGGTTCACCAAATATTACATCTTCTACATCTATCACAGCTGTTCCGTCTCATCCTCCGACTTCTCCATTGGAGTTTTTATCAACAGAGACTATTATGAGGTCGCTCAATGGTGCTGCAAAGATGAT